GAATCGTATTTTACAAACTTTTTTATCTTATTTAAGATCCGAAGTTCACAATCCCAATATCTTCCAATAGATCTCCAATTAAGTAAAAAGTTTTCAAACTGGTCTAATAAGACTACAGTCTCCAAGTGCACGTGACCGCCAACATACAGTTTAAGCAATTCAGGTACATTATTATCTATAAGAAATAGATTTTCATACCTTAGCTTAGACTGCTCTAAATGTCTACCTATTTCGTTTAGCTGTTGCTTAAATAGATGACTTCTAGATTCTTTACGAGATATCCAAGTATCATAGTATTGATCTGATTCAGAGGAATATATAACCCCAGTATTGCCATACGCGAAATTGGCAACAAAATATTCGATTAGTTGTCTTGGTTCGTTAAACTTACGTCCTATCTTTTCAAATAGGAATCTGTCATTTCTTTTTTCAAAAGTTTCTCTAGACCCTGACACTCTACCATCTGCTTCAAACACATCATATCTATCAGTTGTAAAGTGCAACTTTATGGCCATAAACAATTTGTATGTGCGAAAAGCATCAATCATTTAGATTCTTCACGTACTCGAGTATATTAGTATACCATTGCACCGCATCATCTTCATAATCAAAGTGAGGGCTTACGTGGTTTCCATGTTCCTCATCTATATAATAATAGACTTGATTAACGTCATCACATATGAGTTTCATTTTTTTATAGCTACTATCTTATCACCCATGTCTTCACCGAAAGACATGTTTTCGCGAAATACATTCGCTAATCCTTTTCTTCCAAGAGATTCGCATGCAATTAGAACACAGAATTGATTAGTGCGGATATGAATATCGTCTTCATTACCTTGATCTAAACCTTCTGCAACCGCTAACATTTCAGCCATCAAAACGATTTCAGAAAACTTAGGATCACTAGTATCCTCACATCTATCAACCAAATCTTGCACTTCATCATCTGTTAACTTTGAAAAGAAGTCACCAATAGAAGTATACGGGTTTTCCATAATGTCTATCGCCATACATCTAACTAAACGAGACATATCTTTGTTAGCAGCAATATGTTTATAGTTAATTGTAAATGAAGCATCTGCATCAAATTCTAAATCTTCTGGTTCGTCCTCATTCATCCCACTTCTCCGTTTGTTTAAAAGATTGTTCTTGCATAGTTAATTCTTTAAATGTTTTTCTAGGATTAGAACACATAATACACTTAGGATTACCGCAATCTAACACATGATGTTTGTGCAATTTATGCGGTTCCTTAACAGGAATTCCATAAGTTTTTGCTATCTTAACTTGTTTCTCAATGTGAACTTCGTCGTCGTATAGACGCTTACTATGTTTCTTCTTGGAACGTTCGTCGCTCATACAACCTCCTAAACGTCTAACGTTGCTTGCTTTGGTAGCAAATTCACCTCTCTCATATCCATTTGAATTTTGTCTTTTAATGGTTTATTGATAAGATGTTTAATATCATCTGGCTCAAGAAAATTTTCTTGGCAATACTTGAGTACTGCATCCATATGCGACATTCTATTTTTGTTTGCCATCTCCTCGATATGAAGAGAAAATGCTGAAGCGCCTTTGAACATATTATGGTTTCTTTAAGTAATATTCTGCTGTTCGAATAGTCATATTTACATCTGAGTATTCTTCAGATTTAGCGTTATACAATCTCCACACTGGATCTGTGCGCTTAGATTCATTCATCTTTTCATCAAACATATCGAGGTATTTGTTAAACCAACGATCGAGTTTACTTCGATCGTTGATAAGATCGATATAGATCTTTTGAATCTGCGATTTATCGTTAAATGTATGTGCCATAACGATTTGTGATTCGACTTGTTTTCTATTCATGTGTTATTATACCTCAGTTATGTATTTAAGTAAATTACCCACGGCGCATTTTAGCTATTTCAATAGCTTCTTCATCGCTAAAGACGGGAATCGCATTAGATTTGTGAAGCGTACCAATTCCAATCATCTTAGTACCAGTGTACTTCATCGTTGGCTTAGAAGAAGCAATACCTTGCCCAGTATCAAGACTAGGCCATCGTGGACCAGTATCACGAATATAAGGTTTTGCATCTAGAGTAGAAGCTGTAAATACTTTTGCAGTTAACGCAAGCTTTTTCTTAGGTTCATATTTCTTAAGAATAGCATCCCATTCTGCAGCAAGTTGACGTTGCGCAGCAGTAGGCTTCTTTGGTTTACGTTTAGGAATTGATGTATAGATCATGATATGATTTGCTGAACAACATATTTAGCTTCACTTACAGAACGACACTTATCGTCATTTACTGTAATGCTACGAAAATGCATAATTTTTACTTTGATTCCTGGGACTTCGAGTGTACGAAACTCAGGACTTTTTTGCTTAATTGGCGTTGCACCAGTTGCAAAGAATAGAGTATCCCACAACTCATCGGCTGCAATTTTGCGTTGAAAGTGTACGTTGCTCATAATATATTATACCTCAAACACGAATATTTGTACAGGGTGGCCCGGCGTAGAGGAATCGAACCTCTATTCGCACTTTAGAAGAATGCTGTCCTATCCATTGAACGAACGCCAGATAGTATTATTATATCAAATAGACGAATATTTGTACAGGGCTATTCGACTTTTTTCTTAATAGTCTTTTTTCCTGGAGCGCTTTTTCTGGGTGTTTTTTTAGGCTTTTCTAATTCAGCAAGTTCTTTAGATTTGGTTATAAGTCTTTTTTCTAGACGCTTTACAACTTCTTCACCATCCATCCATATATCTTTATTCTCAAGCATAGATTTAATTTCCTGCTCTGTCATAAAGTCTTTATAGATCTCATTCATTAACCGCGCAGACCATTTTCTTTCATGCTGAAGTTGATCAAACATTTCACCGCCTTTTCCAAAGACACCGGCTGAATAGTTGTGAAACATGAATACTGAATGAGGAGTTACTTCAAAGTTATCGGCACACAGGAAAATCATAGTTGCAGCAGAGCAACATGCACCTTCAACAGATGCTATAATAGTTGCTTCACTTTCACCAAGCACTCGCATAAACTGAATTGCTGTAAATAGATCTCCACCTGGAGAATTAATATAAATCTTTACGATGTCAGTTTCTTCGGCATGGCGAATTAAATCAAACCATTCCATATACGTATCAGCTTCTTGAATTTCTCCACTTAAATAAAACTCATGCAAATGCGCAATAGGTTTAGGTGGAAATTGTCCATTAGAATGAATCTTCGGTTTACCAAGTTCAAGAACGTCAGCCATAATGTACTCCATGTTGTTTGTAATATTATATATCAGTTACGAATTAAGTAACAATCATTTCCTAGGAGTAGGCAATGGTAAATTTGCTCCGGAAAAAGAATATGCCACGCAAACAGCATCATCTGTACGCGCGTACGAGCATCTAACTGCAAGAGGATTAATACCAGATGAAATAGCTTGTTGAATATTCGTGGCCATTAGATTTCTATCGTTAACATAGTAGTGTGTAGCGCCACCAACTAGAGCTAGTAGAACTAGTGTGATACAAATGACTACGACAGAATCAATCTTTAAAAAATCTTTCATGTATTCGTTCCTTTTTTAACATAAAATATGTGGCGACCAATAGTGGTTCTATGCTCGACGTTTTTCCATTTAGGATTTACATAGTCGGCGTGATAAAATATAGCTCCGTCAGTTGGATCTTTTATATTATCTACATTAGCATATACGAATGATGCTAAATTTAAGATATGCTGATATAACTGATCTCCTCGTTGAGCTAATACGTTGTCAAGAAACATCTTGCGTTCCCTCTCTTGACAATACCAAGAAAATTGACACGTACTTTTAGTCTTTTGTGTAACTACCTCACATATAGAAGATGGAAATTGTTCGTTCCTAGTTCTATTGATAGTTACAAATGCTACTGCAATCTTACCAATATCTGGTTCGTGCGCAGATTCGAAATAAATGTTTTCAGCTAAACACCTAATCTCTTTTTGAGTACTTGGTGTAAATGAATTAAATGTAACTTGTAAGTCAGACGGTTTGGAATGTGATATTGCGTACATGTACGCGGTAAATATCGTCACTAATGCTATAACGGTTATAGCAATAATTTTTTTGTGCATGATATGTCTCCTAAAATAGAAGAGGGGACGAGACGCCCCCTCCAATCCCTATCAGGTGGACTTTTTAGTGATAGTCTTTACAGAGTCTTGAGGGATGTTTGATACAAAACCGTTTAGTAATTGCGCTTTAGCAATTATATCGGCTTCGCTTGGATAAGCAGGAAACCCTGGATGATCAGGAATCGTGCCACCATTTAATTTAGCAGATTCGACTTTCATATGCCAGTCGTTGCTAATTTGTTCACGCTTACCATAGTACTCATCGTTAAGCATGTCTTTCGCCATTTTTAGTAGTTCAAGGCGAATCTCGAACGGGGTCAAGTTACTCATGTTTTACTCCTTGTGTGTTATGAGTTGTGTGTAATGAAGGTTTTATTGGGATCCTTCAACCCATCTTACTTATTTATTATTTCTTAGCTTCGGCTTTCTTATCTGCTTTTTTCTCTTCTTTCTTAGGTTCTACTTTAGATTCTGCTTTAACAGGCGCTGGGGTAGAAGCAGCTGCTTTAGCTGGTGCAGCTGGAGCTTTTGCAGGCTCTGCAGCAAAAGAGGAAACAGCAAACATGGCGATAACGAGACTGATTAGTGATTTCATGATAATACCCTTAATTAAAAATTAAAAAAAAAAACAAAATTTATCAGATTCGCCACTTACGGTTTAGTCCAAGTTACAATTGGTAACGGGTGCTATCGTTAAGTTAAGACTAACTAAAAATAGGTTTTGAAGAGATCCTATAAACTCGCATTCATTAGAACTTTACGTTCAGGCCCAAAGTAGCAGTATTGCCATCGAAGCCATTAACGCGCTTTTGACCGGTGAATCGTTCAACACCAGCCACAACTGAGAGATTATTGTTAATAGTGTAAGTTGCTTTGCCTCCTACGGTAAGGCCATAACCATCGACTTTAGACGCTGTTCTAGTGTCTTGGTATACGCCTGCAACTCCAGCTGAAAGTGCAACTGGACCAACTTTAGCAATATTAAAATCTTTGCCAACTGCATAGCGATTATACTGATTATCAACAACTGTTGCGCTCAGTCCTACACCAGAAACAGTTGTACCAATACGATATCCAGCTTTTTCTGCCTGATAGTCACGAACTGTAGAAACAGTTACATCAGCTGCGAAAGCCGACGTTGAAATTGCCAATAAAGCTGCGATTGTTAGTTTTCTCAAATTATTCTCCTTAAGATTAAAAGTGATAGGTTATTCTGTTACGAGGAAACCTATCGAAACCCTAAGCAGTGTTTAGGCTGCTAATGCGAACTGTGAGTCGTTTGCGTTTACTTTTTTGCTTCTGCGGCCGAGTAACCCCAACCCTACGGCTTTCACATTGCCGGATTGTCCACTCATTTACTTGTTGCCCTGTCGAAACTATGCAGCCCCATCAAAAGAAAACTGAATTCAGGCTCTATGTCCTGACCATATGCTCGCGCCGTGATGCACGTTGTACACCGTGTCAATTTTCTTTTGGTGGAGCTGGGGGGATTCGCACCCCCGTCCAGAACACCGTTCTCTTTGCTTCATACAACCATATCGCTATTATATATGGAAAGACAATATTTGTACAATCAATTTCCTTTTATTCTGAAGTATTCTTCTCGCAAGTCAAGGAATCTTTCAATCCAATCATCTCGCTTTTCAATGAAGACAGAAGCTTCAGGTTGTTCATCAACAGTCATAAGGATAACTAATCTATCTACGGGGATTCCTGTACGCTCTTCGAACATAACTGCATACGCAGAAGTTTGCATGAAATACCCTTGGATGTCGTCTCGAGACTTGGCTCTTTTAGAAGTCTTAAAATCGATAACAGACATTCTCCCATTGTACTCTGCAATACAATCAACTGTTCCGGCGACTCTTAAGTGATCGGAATATAACTGAGTTTCAAGACAATGTATGTTGTCTATTCTGCGCAATTCAGGTAGGATTGAATTCCACGTTTCAACTTCAAAGATGTCAGGATCGACTGACTTATTGTTGAGGAAGTCTTCACAGAGTGAGTGCACTCTTGTTCCTCGCTTTGTAGCTTTGGCGGAGACTCTGTTTGCTTCTTCTTCTCCGACTCGTTTTCGCCATGCGAAAATTGCTTCCTTTCCGTGCAATCCTGTGACGGACGTGACGGAAGGGTAGGCTTTACCGTTTGGTGTTTGGTAGACTCTACCCTTGTCGGAATCAATACGC